GGGTTGGATGCTCGGGAGTCCCTGGCACGGCCCGCCATAAATAGCGCGGCATCCCGGCGTTAACATACCTCTGTCCCGTGTATGCGGCCGTCAAAAGATGGCTTTCCTGCTGGGCCAGGAATTCGGCCTTCCTTGATGACACGCCGTAGGACTTCTTTATAGTTTTGGAAAGAGTTCCCCATCTGTCCCCCGCGAAATAGCTTTTCTTGACCTTTTCCCTAAGATCAGCAATCTGCTCTTTCGTGAATCCTTTAATTTTAAGCTTGAGGTTATTTTCCCATTCCTTAGAAATGTGGGCGGCTTCAGAGGCCGTGACTTGGGGCTGTACCCTAATCTTGTTAACATTGGACCGAAATTCCTTGTCCATTTTGAAGATGGCCTTATCGAATAGGTCCGAAAACTGGAAATCTTCCCACGGCTTTTTTTCGATGAGCCAATCCATCCGGCCAAGAATCGAATCAAGTTTATTTTTGAATTTGTATTCCGAGGCTGTAATGGCGTGTTGGATATCATCGGGCAGGTCCTTCAACTGGATTCGGAAGGTCTTCGTGGAGTTGTCCCATGTGGCCCCCAGTTGTTTAAGTTCCTTGGAACTTCCGGCGTCGAACTTCCCCGAGAATATCCCGCGATTGAAAGTGAGTTTCCCGGAGGACAGGGCTAAGTAAAGCCCTTGGAATGATGGCGAGGCGTTGAAAATCTTGACCGGAAACTTCTCATTCTTAACCAGCGGTTCATAAATGAGCCGCAGGAAAAGACGCTTCAGCCTTTCCTCGATCTCGTTGAGTTCGTCTTTAGGAGGCTTTACCGGCCTTAGCAGGAGAAGATTTTGAGGATTTGGGTTTTCCATCAGTCTTCCCCTTTTTCGGCGATTGGACCGGAGTCCCACCCAGGATAGAAGTCACGCGCCCTTGGCCTTCCTTCAGGGCCGCGGCGATTCTTTTTTGTTCAGCTTCAACTAATGGCGCTACGATGTTTTCCACGCCGGGCATGGCCGAGATAGGGGCCGGGACATTCAAGCCGGTGGCAGGATCTCGCCTCCATCCCTCTTGCCCGCGTTTCTTGTTTTCCTCGGCCTGCTCCTGGCGGATGACCGTGTTTATTTTCGGTTGCTCGGCGGCTTTGAGAACATTGTCGATGGTGTGGAAATGAATTTGAAGGGATTCGGCGGCTTTCATCTTGTCCCCGTCAAACTTCTTGATTCGGTCCCGGATGGCCATTTCCTTGATTTGGTCCATGGTCAAAAACATGAAATCAATACTCACTTCCATCGTTCCCATCGAATCCCCCTTTGTGCTTTTAAATCCCGGCTAGATTAGCTTTCCAAAAGTTGGATTTCAACCACCATGTTTTTTATACCACCAATTAACGAAGGGCCACTTGATTAAGCCGAGGGCCGCTTTGCTTACTTCCTTGGCTTTCTCCCATATTGGGCCGTTCCCTACGTGCAGGGCTTCTTGTAGTTCCTCCGGCTTGTAAAGGTTCGCACCCCCTGCGGCTTCGAATTCGGCTTTCTCATTCTCGAATTCAGTCATGTTTTCCCCTGAAACGTTATGGCGCTTCAATCCCTTGGGGTGTTTGGGGTCTGTGGTATTGGGCTTCTCAGGTTCACCTTTCCCCGGCTTTATCTCGCCTTTGGGCGCCCCTCCCTCATCCGAGGCCTTTGGCTTTCCCTCGGACCCCGGCTCTTCCTCCGTGTCCGTGGGATTCGTGGCCATGAGTTCATCCTCAAGCTTTTGCATGGCTTCATCGGTGACTTCTAGGCGCACGTCCACGAGGTTCCCGGAATTCGAGGCTTGGCGGGCCTCAAGCTTTGAGATCACGTTCTTTTCTAGCATTTGGGTCAGGACTGTGGCTTTTTGCGTTTTCACGGTTTGTTCATCGACGGATGAAAGAACCCTGAGCGGCTTGAATTCTATTTCCAGGTCATCGGGAACCATTTGGAAAAGTTGCTGACAGCGGATTTTGGTTATCTCCATGACCAAATACATGGAGTCATCCCGGACTGTTCCCTCAACCATCATGTTATAGTTTTCAAGGTCTTCTTCCCCGGCATTGAAGCCCGTGGCCGATAATCCGAAAAGCTTGGTCAGTGGGAATCCGAGTTCAGCGCATAGCCCGATGCGGTTGTCCTTCAGGATATCGGAAAGGCCGGCAAAGGTAAGTTGCCGCTGTTCGAATTTATCCTTGGCATCCAGGATGGTGGCGTTTTGGAAGTTCTTCCGCCCATTCGCGTATTCAATGCGTTTCATCATGAGCTGCTCGCCCTGGGGGTCGCTCATGGCCTGCATAAAACCGTCGATCATGAAAACGTCAAGCTTGAATTCGTCAATAACCTCAAAAACAACATCAGAGTGCTTCAGGTATTGATTCAAGGGCCGGATGATCATTTCCAGGATGGAAGCGCCCCAGCCACGGAAACGGGGACGGACAAAGCTTGGAATCTCCATACCGTTGACCCGTAGTACGCGGCTCTTATGGATGTTCTCGCCGTAATAGTTGAAGTTCTCCATGGTCATGAGTTGCAGTGCGTTGTTGTATCCATCCGTGTTTTGAAGCGTCCAGAAAAGCTCCCAAAGGTCCACAGCCCGGAATTCAACTTTGGTAGTTGGCCCAATGGCTGAAATGTCGAAAGGCTTCAAGGGGTCATGGGCCCGGGGGTTCTTGTCATCCGAGCAAAGGATAAGTGTCCCTGCCCCCCCAAAGAGCCGGGCCCATTTCTGCGTCCGGCTGGCTATGTTCAAGTCCCGTTTGTGGTTCATAAATAACAAGAGTTTTTTAACTTGGTCTTCGTTGAGCTGGGAGGTCTTAATCGTGATTCCGCCGCGGTAAGCGTCATCCACTGGCACATCCACGGCTTTTCTTACGATTCCATACTCCACGTAGGTTTCGGCGATGACTTGGCGGAAGTTCGAAATGAAATACCATCGGAGGTTATGCCAAACCGTGTCCATGTTGGACAGCATGGCTTGGCCTGGGAAATCAGCGGCTTGGGGAAATCCGAAAGGCGAGAAACCGAAAGTCTGGGAGAAAGGTCCCAGCATATTCAAAAGCCGGGTCATTGACTTTTCTTCAGGCGGGGGATAATCGACTTCGGGCTCGAACTTCAGGTTACGGACAATTTGTTTCCCGTCGATCATTGAGGCGATTTCACCGCCCGGGAGATAAATGGTTTTTGGATTGGACATTCGCGCCCCCCAGGATTCGGCTCATGGCCGCCACGGCCGCCGGGTCAAGAATTGGCGAACCCGTAAGTTCATTGTACCCTCCGGAAAGGCAATCAACAATATCATCGTGTCCTGAGTCCTTGGGCGGGGGGAAGTTCTCCACTTCATTAAAAAACTCATCGTTCCATTTCCCTTTCAGGACTTTGATGTTTCCCACTTGGCAGGCCGCCGATACGGCCTTGGCCCGGGTTTCCTTGTCCCTAAAAAATGGCTGGCTCTTGACTTGGTGGCCCGCTAAAAGCTTGTAAAAATCCTCGACTTCCAGTTTCCCGGCACTTCCAGGGTCCTGTTGGGCCATTTGAAGGCACCCATATCCATCTTGAGTCGCCACGTTTTTGATGAGTTTATTCACTTCGGCCGGCGTGTCCCGTGTGCTTACCAGGTCCACTATCAGGAAAGTTCCATCCGGATAAGCCGCGATTTTAAGGCCCCGTGTCCAATCCGGGTCCGGGCTTTGGGGGGTTACCCGTGTTGCGGCCCGGTCCCAGAAGCGGACTTGGGCTTTCCATCCCCCTCGGATAACAGGGACAATCTCAAACCATTCACGCCGGAAGAAGTTTCCGGCCTGGGGCCGTACGTTCCAGTTACCCTCTAAAAGCCGCTTTCTGTCCACTTCCCCAAGGTTCAGAAGGTTGGCCTCATAAGCGGGATCCTTCTGCATGAGGATTTTATTGTCGGAGAGTTTCGAGGGAATAAATGTCAAGCTCTTGGGCTGGATGGATGAACCGTGACCGTACCGCTTAAGGATTTCATCCCTTGAATTGCCCCATACTAGGTCATCCTTGACGCGCAGAAACCATCGGATTTTCCCGCTTCTTTCGGGGATTGCATACCCTGAATCGTTGTCAATCCACCAATCAATGAGTTTGCGGACGAAGGAATCAGGGTCAGGATTGCAGGTGGCCCGGATGTAAGGCTTGACCCCCGAGGTGGACCGGTTGCGGCTCAACATGTACCAAAATTGTTTCTCTGTAAACGTGGTCAGCTCATCGAATCCAATAAGCGGGATTTGCGCCCCGTGCCAATCGTAGACCGTGGCTTCCCGTTCCAGGTGAGCGAATTTGACCTGCATTCCGTAAGGGAAGGTCCATTGAAGGTAGGCTTGATTGGAAGTGGCGCCCAACGGGTAATAAAGTTCCTCGGACGTGTCCCATAGGCCGCCCTCATTCCGGATTTGAACCGTGTTCCGGCGGAAGATCACGCATCCGAAGAGGGGATTATGGAAATGCCGCAAGGGTTCCAGCATTAAGGCAAATGTTTTGCCCCCGCCGGCCGCACCCCCATAAATGGCGATATCAGCCTGGGATGCGAGGAATCTTTCTTGCGGACCTTTTTGGGGACCTACGGATAACTCGGAAAGTTCAACAGGGGGTTTATCGGCCATTGGCCGGGATATTCACAATGACTGTGGATGCCGCCTGAACCGGCGCTCCTTCGGTCTGGATTTGTTCCTTGACCTTGCCCACCAACCGGTTAAGCAATAAGTCCAGGTCCTTCATGTCCCCATCGGCCATTATCTTCTTAGAGATACGGGCCAGCATGACCTTCAGGACTGTATGGCCTTTCGTGCTTTTCAAGATTTCCTCAAGGGCTTTCACATCCCCCTTAACCAGGATGGATGCAATTTCCTTCAGCTCCGTATTGGTGAGGTTGCGGATTTTCTTCTGCTCCTCCGACATAACAGGCCGGCCTTTAGGATTCCCAGACTTCCCAGGTTTAAATTTTCCTTTTGGAGTGTTATTAATTTTGAACCTCCTTTTATCCTGATAGAACGGATTGATCCTTTGCCTTTTTATTCTACCAAATTTTGTGTTAGTTGGCTTTAGGGTTGGGATTCGGCGCTGGTTCCTGATTGGTTTGACCCGTGGACGGCTGGACCGGGCCCTGAACCGGGGGACCAAAGGTAAAGATCATATTGCACCCCGGATTCAAACATACGGCGTTTTGCACCAAATAGACCGTTACCAAGGGCTTGATGAAAAAATCCTTCACCTTACCCAAAAATCCCGCGTTGGGCCTTCCCTGAACCTTCGTGGGGATTAAAACCGTGGGGCATAACCAGCCTTGGTGATTGCAGCGTGGGCGCCCGAGATCCGGGATGCCCCCTGGTATTTGAAGGATATGCTTCGGCAAATCTGGATTTTTAGCCATTTTAAAGTCTCCTTTAAGTTTAAATTTACAGCGCGGCCTGTTTACTACCTGTTACGGCA